GACCCGCGCCCAGCAGTTCAAAGAGCACCGCCGCGCCGTCCTGGGCGTGGAGGAGACCCGCGCCGTCTTGGTGAGCGGCGGCAAGCTGGCGACCCCCACCGAGGTCAACACCGAAATCCAGGACCGCGTTGGCGTCGGCGTCTCTAGCATCATTGATATGGTCTGGGTCGATGATTGCGCCGGTATGTCCACTGACCGCATCCCCTACGTCAAGCAGGATGCCGACGCCGCTGCCGATCAGACCGAGGGTGCTGCTGCCACCACCAAAGAGGCCACCTACGACTACATCGACATCACGTCCAAGTCGGAGGCGGTTCTGAGCCAGATCAGCAAGCAGGCCAAGAAGCTGACCCCGGTGAACTACTTCGCCAAGTGCCGCGCCCAGGCGCTCCTCAGTTTGCGCAAGAAAGCGTCTAAGATCGTGACCGACGCGCTGAAAGCCAGCGAGCTCGTGGACAGCATTGACGCTACGCTGGACAGCGCCAAGAAAGGCGTTATCAACGAGAAAACCCTGCGCAATCTGACGCTGAACTACGGCGGCGATGAGGCCGTTGAGGGCGAGGCCGTCCTGTTCCTCAACAAGAAAGACCTGGTTGCGTTTGGCGATGTGCGCGGTACCAACGAGAAAAAGGCCGTCTACGAGATCACCCCGGATTCTGCCAACCCCAACACCGGCATCATCAAGGAGGGCGGCCTGAGCGTGCGCTACTGCCTCAATAAGAACCTGGCCGCCTGTGCCGGTACGGCCCAGACCGCCAAAGCACAGCCCACCATGTTCTACGGCGTGCCGCGCTGCCTCAAGCTGGATCTGTTCAGTGACTACGAGATCGCCGTCTCCGACGACTTCGCTTTTGACAAGCTGCTGTCCACGATCCGCGGTGATGTGGAGATGGGCGCGGATGTGGTCGTCCCCGGCGGCTTCGTTGCGCTGACTATCCCAGCCAGCGCTTGATCTACCGTGGAGGTGACGGACAATGCTGGAGCAAGTAAAGCTGGCGCTGCGCCTGGTAACGGATATTTTTGATGGTGAAGTCAACGACCTCATTGAGGCCGCCTATGATGATCTGGAGATTGCCGGTGTCCAGGCCAGAGAAAACGCCACTGCGCCGCTCATCCGGCGGGCCGTCACCACCTACTGCAAGGCCAATTTTGGCGCGCCGGATGAGTACGACAGGCTAAAGGCTGCCTACGATGAGCAAAAGGCCCAGTTGATGGTTGCCACCGATTACACAAATTGGGGGGATTGACGGATGGACCGCTCCAACGTGATGCAGCTGATAACCAAAACGTACACAGAGGACGCCATAGCCCAGCGGATTCCCGCCGAAACTACCCGCAATGTATTCTGTAGCATTGCGAGTGTGTCGGCATCTGAATGGTTTGAAGCGGGCCGCGCCGGGATGCAAGCCGCCCTAAAGGTGACAATGTTCGCCCCGGACTACCAGGGCGAACAGATCGCCGTGGTGGACGGTGTGCGGTACGGCGTGTACCGTACTTACCGCGCAAAAAATGAGACCCTGGAGCTTTATCTGGAGAGAAAGGCGGGTATATGAGCCATAAGCAGGTTTATGTCGGCAATTTTGCCGAGGCCGTTGCCGCTGAGCTGGCCGCCTACTCCGATGAAGTGACTGAGGCCGTCAAGACTGAGTGCAACGATGTAGCCGACGATTGTCTGCGCGAAATCAAGGCCAACAGCCCCGTGCAGACCGGCAAGTATAAAAAAGCCTGGCGCAAAAAGGTTGGGTTTGAAAACCGGGAAGATATCCGTATCCGTGTTTTCAATTCAAAATATCCTGGCCTGACCCACCTGCTGGAAAAAGGCCACGCGAAAGTTGGCGGCGGTAGGGTAGAGGGGAAACCGCACATCAGACCTGCCGAACAGCACGCAGCTGAGAAACTGGCAAACAAAATAAAGGTAAGACTGAAATGACGCTTGAAGAACTTAAAATCAAGCTGACTTCCAGCGGACTGCCGGTTGCTTACCGGTTGTGGCCGGAAAATGCAGCACCAACCCCGCCATATCTTGTGTATTACGAGGACAGCGTGGAAACGTTGGCGGCTGACGGCGTGGTGTATTACAAGATCAGGCATATTGTGGTTGAGCTGTACAGCAAAACTAAGAATATGCCCGCTGAAACAGCACTCGAAAAAGCGCTGCAAGGGCTGCACTGGCAGAAAACCAACGAACAGTATCTTGATACCGAACACATGTTGATGTGTTCCTACGAATTTGAGGTGTAATAATGGCAGAAACCGAAAAAAACAAGGTCCATTATGACTTGCAAAATGTATATGTTGCGCCGCTGACGCTTGACGATAGCGATGCAGTAACGTTCGGCACTCCGGAGCGCCTGTACGGTGCGGTAGGCATGGACCTGTCTGCCCAGGGCGATACAACCACGCTGCGCGCGGATGGTATCAACTATTATGTTAATACTTCCAACCAGGGCTATCAGGGCGATCTGACGTTGGCAATGGTCCCTGACTGGTTCCGCGAGCGGTACCTGGGCCAGACCGTAAGCACCAAAGACAAGGTGTTGGTGGAGAACGCGAAAACCGATCAGCCCAAAGCATTTGCACTGCTGTACGAGTTCCAGGGCGATGTCCACGCCCGCCGCCATGTACTGTATAACTGCCTTGCGGCGCGCCCCAACGTGGCAGGCGAGAACAAGGACAACCAGCGCGAACCGGATACCGAGGCGATGACCATTACGGCCAGCCCGCTGCCGGATGGCAACGTAAAAGCCAGCACCACGGCAGATACCCCCGAAACCGTGTACAATAACTGGACTAAGGCAGTGTGGACTAAGGATAGCACGGTCTGAGGCGATTGGCGATGAAGAAAACAATTACCATTGATGGCCGTGAAGTGACCCTGGTTGCGAATGCACTGACGCCAAGGCTGTACCGCCATAAGTTTGGCCGTGATATGATTCGTGACTTGAACCAGCTGCGCAGGAACTATGCCAAGGCCGTGAGCTTGCCCGATGATGCAACGGATGAACAGCGGGAAGATGCCCAGCTGGAAGCGGTGGACCTGGAAATTTTCGAGAACGCAGCCTACATCATGGCACTGCAAGGCGATCCTAACCCCGTGCCGAGTGATCCGGATGAATGGCTGAGCGGGTTTGAAACGTTCAGCATCTATGCAGTGATGCCCCACATCCTTGAACTGTGGGCAATCAACCAGCAGACAACGGCAAAGCCTAAAAAAAAATGAGAGCTACCGTCCGAGAAGAGACGGGGGCAACTTTCATGCTACGCTGCGCCGAGCTTGGATTAAGCCGTGAAGACCTGGCAGATATGACAATGGGCATGGTATACGACATGCTCATTGAACGCGCCAATGACCATGAACAATATAGCATCCGCGCCACGCAGGAAGATTTTGACCGGTTTTAAGCGGGGCGTGTCCATAGTGGACACGCCCTATTATTGTAACGTGAGGAGGTGGTGGAGATGGCGGACCGTATCAAAGGCATTACCGTACAGATCGGCGGCGATACAACTGGCTTGAGCAAGGCTTTGAGCGGCGTAAACAAACAGATTAAGAACACCCAGAGCCAGTTGAAAGACGTTGAAAAGCTGCTGAAACTCGACCCCACCAACACCAAACTGCTGGAACAGAAACAGCGGCTATTGTCCGGCGCGGTAGAGGAAACGAAAACTAAGCTGGATAGTCTAAAAAACGCCGAAAAAGAGGTACAGCAGCAGTTTAAGGATGGCATCATAAGCCAGAGCCAGATGGATGCCTTTAACCGTGAAATGGTAGAGGCGCAACAGGCGTTTGATGCTGCCAAGGAAAAAGCCAAAGAGTTTGGCGGCGTTGTTGCCCAGGAAATGCAGATTGCAGGCCAGAAAGTCAGCGACATGGGCGAAAAAATTAGCGATGCCGGAGACAAAATATCTGGAGCCGGAAAGAAGCTGGCGCCTGTAACGGTGGCTATTACCGGCGCGGGGGCAGCATCCACCGTGCTTGCCAGTGATTTTGAAACAAGCATGGCCAAGCTGGCAACAATCGCTGATACAAGTAAGCTGTCCACTGATGCTATGAGGGCGCAGATACTTGAAGTATCTAACCAGTACGGAATCAGCGCCGGCGATATTGCCGAAGCGACATACAGCGCTATCAGTGCGGGCCAGGACACGGAAAAAGCGGTGCAGTTTGTGGCTGATTCCATGCAGCTGGCAAAAGCGGGTTTTACGGATTCCGCAACATCCATTGACACCCTGACCACCATCATGAACGCATACGGAGATGCCAGCGGCAGTGCGGCAGACATCTCCAACAGGCTGATCGTGGCACAGAACCTTGGCAAAACCACTGTGGCAGAGCTGGGCAGCAGCATGGGCAAGGTGATCCCGACCGCCGCCATGTACGGTGTGAACCTGGACAACCTGGCCAGCGCTTACGTTACGACCACCAAAAATGGTATTGCAACGGCGGAATCTACTACCTATATCAACGGCATGCTGAATGAGCTGGGCAAGAGTGGCAGCACTGTCAGCGATACACTGAAAAAGAAAACCGGCAAATCCTTCAAAGAGTTGATGAATGATGGCCAGAGCCTGAGCGATGTGCTGGCTATTGTGCAGCAGGCGGCGGAGGATTCCGGCAAGTCTATGGCGGATATGTTCAGCAGCCAGGAAGCGGCCAAAGCAGCTGCCACGATTACGCAGCACGCGGACGACTTTACATCCGCTATGGATGCCATGGCAGAGAGCGGCGGCAAAACCGCTGAGGCGTTCGCAACGGTGGATAATACCACAGAGGCGGCGAAAGAGAAACTGATAACTTCGGCCCAGAATGTAGCAATCACATTCGGGGATATGCTGATCCCGGTGATTAAGGATATTATCGGGTACGCACAGCAGATTGTGGATTGGCTGAACAGCCTGGACGAGGGGCAGAAACAGACGATCATACAGGTACTGGCAGTTGTGGCGGCACTGTCACCGGCTTTGCTGGTGTTCGGGAAGGTTGTTACCGTAACAGGAAACATAGTAAGCGGCGTTGGGATGGTAATTAAAATAGCTGGATCGCTTGTGGGATTTGTAACCGGCACAGCGGTGCCGGGAATCACAAGTGCTCTGACTACGTTATTTGCGTTTTTGGCGGCAAACCCGGTTATTGCAATTATTCTGGCCATAACAGCCGCTATTATAGCGCTGGTGGCACTGGTGGGCACCAAGGGCGATGAGATACAGGCCCTGCTGCAAAAGGTGGATGACTTTTTGCAGGCAGTGTTTGCCACAGACTGGACAAACGTGTTCGGCCCTGTACTGGGCACAGCACTTAACCTGTTTTTTGCCAATGTAAAAAACGTGTGGGATCATGTGAAACAGGTCCTTGATGGCATCATTGATTTTATCCGCGGCGTGTTTACAGGCGACTGGGAACGCGCCTGGACCGGCGTAAAAGAAATTTTTGCGGGTATCTTTGACGGGTTGAAAGCGGCTGCCAAAGCGCCGCTTAACGCTATCATCCGGCTGGTGAACGCAGCTATCAGTGGCATTAACGGTGTTATCCATACCGTGAACAAGCTGCCCGGCGTAAACATTGGAGAAATCGGGCAGATACCGTATCTGGCCAAGGGCGGTATCCTCAGCCGCGGCAGTGCCGTTGTTGGTGAGGCGGGCCCCGAATTGCTTACCATCAACCAGGGCCGTGCAGTGGTACAGCCGCTGACCAATAACAATACAACGAACAACGCCAACTATGGCGGCGTGACGGTGAATGTATACGCTGCTGCAGGGCAAGATGTGAACGAACTGGCAGAGGCAGTGGTGTACAAGATCCAGCACGCAGTGGATCAGACGGGGGCAGTGTGGGAATGAGACAGTATTTTTCTTTTAACGGGCATAAAAGCACGGAGTATGGGTTGTATATCAACGGCGATGCAGCCTATAACGCACCGGAGCGCGACACGGAAGACATTGAAATTCCGGGGCGCAGCGGCACCCTGACGGTTGACAATGGTCGCTGGAGAAATATATCTGTATCCTACAAAGTGTTTGTGTTTGGCGCAAAAGCAACCCAACATATTGACGCCATAAGAGAATGGTTGCTGACTGCTATTGGATATACAAGGCTGGAGGACAGCTACCACACCGACAGCTACCGAATGGCCCGTTATAGCGGAAATATTGAGTGGGACGTTAACCTGTTGGCACAGTGCGGTGAAGCCACACTGACATTTGAGTGTTGGCCGCAACGCTACCTGAAAACAGGTGAAACTGCACAGACCGTTAAAAGCGGCGGAAAGCTCAGCAATCCAACGGCGTGCCCTGCGCTGCCGGTGCTGGTGTTGACGTTGACCGGCAGCGCGAAGCTGCAGGTGGGTAGCACACAGGTAGCGATAGAGGGATACACCGGACAAATGACCATAGATTGCAACCTGCAGGATGCCTACACTGACGGGAAAAATTTGAACCAATACATTACGGCACCGGACTTCCCGATTCTAGAAGCCGGAACAACGCAAATCAGCTGGACAGGTGGAATCAGCAGTCTGTCCGTTACGCCTAGGTGGTGGACGTTATGACACCGAGATATTACGCGGCAGACAGTGAGATCAAAGGCAACGGCGTGGGAGCGCTGCGGGATGCACTGTATTGCACAGTAACAGAGGAACGAAACGGCAGCTATGAGCTTGAAATGGGCTATCCCGTATCAGGCCAGCACTATAGCGAACTGACCCTGCGCGGCCTGATCTGCGCCAAGCCTAACCCGTATAGTGAAGAACAGTATTTCCGAGTGTACAAGATTAGCCGCCCCATCAATGGGCAGGTTATAATCAGCGCACAGCATATTAGCTATGATCTGTGCGGCATACCAGTAGCACCGTACACGGCAGGAACGGCGGCACAAGCGCTGGACAGGCTGAAAAGCCAGGCAACCGTGGAATGCCCGTTTGAGTTTTGGACGGACTTATCAACCACTGCTGATTTTGCAGCGCCGGTGCCCAGCAGCTTGCGCAGCCTGTTGGGCGGTATAGACGGCAGCATACTGGATGTATATGGCGGAGAATACGAGTGGGACAACTACACCGTAAAACTCCACAGTGAGCGCGGCACCGACAGGGGAGTTAGCATCCGTTACGGGAAAAACCTGACAGACCTCACCCAGGAAGAAAACTGCACTAATGTGTATACCGGCGTGTATCCGTATTGGGCTGACAGCGCCGGTGCTGTTACACAGATAAGCACGGGCCCTGTGGTAGATGTGCCTGAAAACCAATACAGCTTTACGCGCGTGCTGCTGCTGGACCTCAGCCAGGATTACACAGAGCGGCCTACGGATGAACAACTCAAACAGTCCGCGCTGAGCTACATTAAGGCGAACAAAATCGGTGTACCGAAAGTAAGCCTTAAACTGAGCTATGCGCAGCTTGAGCAAACCGTGGAGTACAAAGGCAAAGCGCTTTTGGAGCGCGTGGGATTGTGCGATACCGTACATGTAACATTTGAACGCCTGGGGGTTGATGCAACAGCCAAAGTTATCAAAACTACTTACAATGTGCTGCTGGACAGGTATGACAGCGTTGAGCTTGGAACACCGAGAAGCAACCTGGCAAGCACCATTGTCGGCATTGAAAAAAGCACAAAGACCGAGGTTGACAAAACAAAGTCTGCGTTGCAGCAGGCAGTAGATCAGGCGACAAAGCTGATAACGGGCAACCTTGGTGGGTATGTGGTGCTGCACAGTTCGGCTGGCAATGATACACCGGACGAGCTGCTGGTAATGGATCAACCCGATATAAACACTGCCACCAAGGTGTGGAGATGGAATCTATCCGGGTGGGGCTATTCGTCCACTGGCTATGCCGGCCCTTACCGCCTTGCAGCCACAATGGACGGTGCCATCAATGCAGACTTTTTGACAACAGGCACCCTTAATGCAGAGATCATCAAGGCGGGCATCCTGAAATCGCAGACAGGTGATGCGTTCTATCTGGATTTGGTCAGCGGCGAATTGCGGATTAACGCCAAAAGCATAGAGATCAACTCCGAAACCATCTATGATGGGAAAACTGTTGACGCAAAAATCAATGAATCCGCAAAGCAGATCAAAAGCGAGATGACCCAAAGCACCAAAATCACCGGCGGCGGCAACCTGATCCTGGGCAGTGAGAGCTTCCGCAATGCCACCTATGTCGGCATTGACAGTAGCGTGGTGTATGGCGATGATGGCAGCGCAACAATAACCAATGCGAACACATGCCGCGGGTTCAAGTTCAACGCTGTTAGCGCTCATATCACCAAAGGCGTTACCCTATGCCTGTCCGTTATGTACAAACTCATTTCCGGCACCGATGCGCTGCGGCTGGGCATTACGTTTACGAGCGATGACGGACAAAATTACATTGCCTACATAAAAACCGCTGACCAGCTCGAAATTGAGCAGACGGACGGCTGGGTGCTGCGGTATGGTACATGGACCCCCAGCAAAAACGGTGTTTTGAAAACTGTCGATTTCGACAGCAATGACAACTGCACCAACAAGTTTTCGATGCTTCACCCCATGCTGCAATACGGCAACGCACCGACCGCCTGGAATGCCAGCTCTGGCGACTATCTGACCCAGGAAAGCGCAAAAAGCCTGTTTTCCCAGACCGCTGACGAGATCAAAACCGAAGTCACCAAGTCCGTGACGGAATCTGTAACAGAGACCGTAAAGGACACCGCCACCAGCGCCGCCAACGATGCGGTTGACAGCAAATTGCAGGATTACGCCACCACCGCAACGGTGAACAGCCTGAAAGAGGATGTTTCCAGCATCAGCCAAAAGGCGGACAGCATCAGCACCAAAGTCAGCAGCCTGAAAGAGACCACCACAACCATTTCCAACGATTTAGACAGCACCAAGCAAGAATTCAAAACCGTTAAAGAATCAGTATCCGCGATTGACCAGAAAGCTGACAGCATTACCCAGACGGTAACGCAGCGGATCACCGGCGGCAACAATATTATTGCGGGCACCGACGACTGGAACAATGCGACCCTGGATGCAGGCGGCAATGACCTGAACAAAAAAGGGACATACACGATCAGCGGTGAATCCGTCCATGTGACCAATAAGGCCCAGAACACCCGGTTCCACTTTGGTGCGGATAAGTCACTGGTGGTCGCCAAGGGCATGACCTATTGTGCATCGGTACTGTACAAGCTCAATTCCGGCACGGACAGCCTGTTTTTGCAGTTCGAGACCAAGAACAGCAGCGGCGCAAAAAGTTATTACGGCTCCGCGTTCAAGCAGGCCCAGCGGGACATTGCGCTGGACAACGGCTGGAAGCTGCGTTGGGCGGCGTTCACGGCGACCGCGGACGGCTATGCAGACGGTCTGTTTGTGAGCACTGCCAATGACTTTGCCACCGTTACCAACGATCTGACCATCATGCACCCCATGGTGCAGATGGGCAACGCCCCCACTGCCTGGACGGCCAGCACCGGCGACTATCTGACCGCCAACGAAACCAAAACCGAGATCAAGCAGACGGTGAGCGAAATTAAGCTGACGGCCAGCACAAGCGGAACCAGCAGCACCATCAAGCTGACGGCAGGCGGAACAGAGATCACCAGCGCACAGATCAACCTATCCGGCGTGGTAACATTTTCCGACCTCAGCACATGGAACCAGGACAAGACCATTATCAACGGCGGCAACATTACCACCGGGCAGATTCACAATCTCAAATACTCCACCGTGTATGACCTCGACAATGCCTACATCCGAATGGGCACGGAATCTGGTGAGCGTGTGTACATCGACAACAGGCATATTGCCTGGTACGCCACCATAAACACCGGCAGCATTGGCCTGACCGGTGTACTGTACTCGGAGGCTGGTAGTAGCTATATTGGCGCGTGCAGTAAATACGCCAAGTACGGCTGGGTGAATGGACTTGACCCCACATCTTACGTTGGGATGCAGATCACCTACAACCGCAGCGATGACAGCGATGCCGATTTTAACACGACCCGGGTGGGTGTTTCCGGCAAGCTGAATGTACACAATCTGGACGTTTGGGGCAGCAAATCCCGCGTGGTGCCTACCAGCTTCGGCGCGCTGAAAATGGCCGCCTTTGAGACGCCGGTGCCAACCTTTGCGGACTGGGGCAAGGGCCAGTGCGGTCCCGAAGGCTGGTGCCTGATTGCCCTTGACCCGCGCTATGCGGAGACCATCGCCCAGCACGGGCAGCCCGCCTGGCTGCTGACGGATTGCGATGGAACCGGCCACCTGTGGGCCGAAAACTGCGGCCAGTATGCCATTATACACGGCGCACCAGGTCAGCAATTTGCATGGCTCTGCATGGCCGCCCAGCGCGGCTATGAGGGCGGCTATGCCGACCGCAGCGACAGCAGCT